CTCTTCAACTAATCTTTCTAAGAATTCTGAGTTTGAAGTTGAAGAAGAAGCTTCGGATGTTCAAATTGGTAGGGCATTTCGTAAGATGTTGAAGAACAAGGGAACCAATAAAAAGATCCTCTCTTCTTTTGCATCCTTCGTTGCATAACCAGATTGAAAACTGTCCACGGGGGATCCCCGATCCCCCAATTTCATCTTATAATTACTCCATACCAAACAAACAAATCATGCCTCGCAAGTCTTCTTTTGAAATTTCTGATCTGCAAGATCGTTATGGATCTTCCATCACTGCAGACAATATTCGTGAGTATTGTTCTGAAACTGGAATTTCTTATCCTACAATCACGAAACGTCTTGAACAATTCAAAGTTCGCCGTGGTGTTTGGAATCTGACTGTGCAAGAAAAACTCGAACAAACTTTTAATGCTCCTTCCATAGAACCTACTGTTCAACAAAACCTTATTCCCGATAAAGATGATAACTTCGTCAGCTTTGGTAATTTCAGTGATGTTAAGAAGATTCTTTCTTCTCGTATTTTCTATCCTGTCTTCATCACTGGCCTTTCTGGCAATGGAAAAACTTTCAGTGTTGAACAAGCTTGTGCTCAACTGAAACGTGAACTGATTCGTGTCAACATTACGATTGAGACTGATGAGGATGATCTGATTGGAGGTTTCCGTCTTGTCAATGGAGAAACTGTGTGGCATAATGGCCCTGTGATTGAAGCCCTTGAACGGGGTGCAGTTCTTCTTCTTGATGAGATCGATCTTGCATCCAATAAGATTCTCTGTCTGCAATCTGTTCTTGAAGGTAAAGGTGTTTTCCTGAAAAAGATTGGTAAGTATGTCCATCCTGCTAACGGTTTCACTGTGGTTGCTACTGCTAACACTAAAGGAAAGGGTTCTGACGATGGGCGATTCATCGGAACCAACGTTCTCAACGAAGCATTTCTTGAACGATTTGCTCTCACTTTCGAACAGGATTATCCTGGTTCAAAGACTGAACAAAAAATCCTTGAAAAGTTGATGACTTCTCTGGGTGAATCTGATCTTGAGTTCTGTGAGAAACTCGCATCCTGGGCTGACATCATCCGTAAGACTTTTAGGGATGGTGGTATCGATGAAGTGATTTCTACTCGTCGTTTGACTCACATCATTCGTGCTTACTCCATCTTTGGTAAGCGAATGAAAGCGATTCAAGTTTGTGTGAATCGTTTTGATGATGAGACTAAGACTTCTTTCCTGGAACTTTATGATAAAATTGATGCATCGGTTAATCAGGATGAAGTTGACAACCCCACTGAATCTTGATATAATTGGGGAAGGTAATTGTGCCTTCCCCTTTACTATGGAAAATGACACTATCGTTTTGAATCTAAACATGACTGAAAACCAAAATAACTTTTGGAAATATAATGAGGATAAGACTATAAAAGAAGTAGAATCTTATCTTGTCAGCACATATAAAGCTCATTATACTTCTGAACAATCTAAAACTCAAACTCTTGATCTGATTGAGAGTATTGGTGATGCAGAACCTTTTGTAAGATCCAATGCAATCAAATATCTTTCTCGATTTGGTAAAAAGAATGGTAAGTCTAAACTTGACATTCTGAAAGCGATCCACTATTGTATTCTGCTTTATCACTTCGCTGGGCTACATAATGAAACTAAGGGGAACTATGAAACTTTCTGAAAAAACAATCTCGATTCTGAAGAACTTCTCTTCGATCAATCAGTCTCTTCTGTTCAAGACTGGTAACAAACTTCGCACCATTTCAGTGATGAAGAATATTCTCGCATCCGCTGAGATTGATGAAGAACTTCCTAAAGAGTTTGGAATTTATGATCTCAACCAGTTCCTGAATGGTTTGTCTCTGCACCATAATGCTGAACTTGATTTCAGTGCAGACTCTTATGCTGTCATCAAAGAAGGTTCTCGTAAAACCAAATACTACTATTCAGATCCGAATGTGATCATCAGTCCTCCAGAGAAAGAACTGACTCTTCCGAGTGAAGATATTTGTTTTGAACTTGATTCTGATCAGTTGAATCAACTTCTGAAAGCTGCAGCGGTTTATCAGGTTCCTGATCTCTGTGCAATCGGTAATGGGCAGAAGATTTCTCTTGTGGTTCGTGATCGTAAGAATGAAACTTCTAATGAATATTCAATTGAAGTTGGTGAAACCAGTGACAACTTTGTAATGAACTTCAAGGTTGAAAACATCAAGATTCTTCCTGGTAAGTATGAGGTTGTGATTTCTAAATCCAACATCTCCCGATTTGTTAACACTCAGATGGGTGTGACTTATCACATCGCTCTTGAACCTGATTCTACTTTTGGTTGATGGATTTCCTTCTATATTTGACTCCTATTGGGCGTGAAATCCTAACAGGAGTTTTGATGAAAAATTATCAAGTGCAAGAAAATGCACCAATTTGCAAACAAAATAAAACTCTCTTTGGATATACCAAAGCCCCAAATTTTATAATTTGTACTGACAACATTAAGAATACAGTTAGCCCTGTTAGTCATTATGTAAATGAAACTGTTTATCATGAAGCAGTTCATGTTATTCATGGTTGTGTTAGTGGGCCAATTAAAATTCGAGGTGCAACTTTATCTACGGATAAATTGACAGATGTTCTTAGATCATCTAAGATTACAGGATCTTCAGTTGTTTATGAGACTGAAGCTTATTATCTGGAAAGTAAACCAGATCAAGTGAACCATTACATGAAAAAATATTGTTTTTGATTATGCGTGATGACTTTCTTTGGGTTGAAAAATATAGGCCTCATGCAATCGAAGATTGCATTCTTCCTGAACAAATCAAGAAGAGTTTGAGAGAGTTTGTGGAGAATGGTAATCTCCCCAATCTTCTTCTTTCTGGGCCTCCTGGTATTGGTAAAACTACAGTTGCAAAAGCATTATGTGAAGAGATGGGGGCTGATTATTATGTCATTAACGGATCTGACGAAGGACGATTTCTGGACACGGTACGGAACCAAGCAAAAAACTTTGCTTCGACCGTATCACTTCAAGGCCTTGGTAAACACAAAGTCATCATCATTGATGAGGCAGATAATACAACCAACGACGTTCAACTCCTCTTACGGGCTAATATTGAGACGTTTTATAACAACTGTCGATTCATCTTCACCTGTAACTACAAAAACAAAATCATTGAACCCCTCCACTCCCGATGTGCTGTCATTGACTTCTCCATCAAAGGAAAAGAAAAGGCCAAGTTGGCAGGATCCTTCTTCAAGCGTTTACAAAACATCCTGGATGAGGAAAGCGTCAAGTATGATCAAAAAGTCCTTATCGAAATTATCAACAAACATTTTCCTGATTGGAGGCGTGTTCTCAATGAATGTCAAAGGTATTCAGTGGGGGGAGAAATTGACACAGGAATTCTTACATCTTTCTCGGACGTTGCAATAAATGATCTCATTAAATGTCTCAAGGATAAAAACTTCACGGAAGTTCGCAAGTGGATCGTCGCCAACCTGGATAACGATCCTGGTATCATTCTGCGTCGGATTTATGACGCCTCTTATGATTGGCTTTCACCCGGCTCTATTCCCGCTGCCGTTCTTATTATTGCTAAGTATCAATACCAGATTGCGTTCGTGGCTGATCAGGAAATTAATCTCCTAGCAGCATTGACAGAAATCATGATGGAGTGTGAGTTTAAATGATATTAGATACGCCAGATGCAATATATGCTGCAGATAAATTCATCGATTACTTCTCCAATCTGGGAAGGATCGATGAGTATTTGCGTAATGTAAAATTAGATAGAATGAAAGAGATGCAGACATCTCTTCTAGGAATGGGCCCAGAGGATGATATGTTCTGTGATTTTGATATGCATCCGAATGAGATGGATTTCAAAATCTATTGTGCAGGTGAGAAGGGTGGATTTACAAATGAGTTCTTCAATGAAAGATTGCAGGTAACAACTTCTCATGCCATTGAGAATAGTATTCCTGGTAAATCATTGAAGTGGATTGTCATGGAAACTAATAGTAAAAAGATCGTTGGTTTTATCCGATTTGGTTCTCCCACAATCAATTCTAAACCTAGGAATGATTGGCTTGGATCAGTTCCAGATTTGACTCGATTCAATCGACATGCAATCATGGGATTCATTATTGTTCCTACTCAACCTTTCGGATTCAACTATCTGGGAGGTAAACTTCTTGCACTTCTTTGTTGTTCTCATGAAGCAAGAGAACAACTCAATGTAAAATATGATGCAGATATTTGTCTGTTTGAGACTACTTCTCTTTATGGTTCCACAAAGTCATCATCTCAATATGATGGTTTGAAACCCTACATGAGATATCGTGGTTTAACAGAGAGTGACTTTACTCCTCTGATGCATGATTCTGTGTTTGGAGATTTAAACAAGTGGTTCAAGTTTCGGAATGGAGATAAACTTCTTGTCAAAGAAGATGCTTCGAGTCGTAAACTTAAGACACAACAGAAAATGATTTCAATCATTCGTGCATCTTTGAAGGAATATCCACAGTTAATAGAGAAACTTTCCAGTTTCAACTCTTCAATTCAATCTGCAAAGGATTTGACTCAGAAGAAGAGGTTCTACATGTCTGACTATGGATTTCTTAATGCAAGAGAAGTTATCAATGGAGAGACTGATGTTCTGATTAAGAATCCTCAGAACTATGATAAGTTTCATGCTGAGAATCTAATCAATTGGTGGAAGAACAAAGCTTCTACTCGTTATGAAACTCTGAAGTCTGAAGGTAGATTGAGAACTGAACTTGAGGTTTGGAGTAAAGATATGGAGATTGATATTATCCGATGACTGAATTGAAAGATTGGTTGAACTCTGTCAACCACACAAAAGAATATATTATGGAAGACTCTAATGAGAAGGAGTATCCTCCTTACATTATTAATCGATGTCTTTCTGGTTTTTTAGATACGATCATGTATGCAAATGAGATGAATAAGTATTCATTCTTACCGAACCGTTTGCAATATGACTTTTTTATAAATAGTCTGAGGAAAAGGAAAAGATTTTCTCCTTGGCTTAAAAAAGATAAAATTCAAGATCTTGATGCAGTCAAATCTTACTATGGTTATAGTATAGAAAAAGCACAACAAGCTTTGAGAATTCTAAATAAAGAACAAGTAGATTACATTAAACAAAAACTTGATGTTGGAGGAAAAAAATGAGCGTCGTTACTGAACCTGAAGTAAAGTGGGCACCTGATAAAATGGTGGAAGTGATTCTGAATGAACCAGATGACTTTCTGAAGGTTCGTGAAACCTTAACCAGAATTGGTGTTGCATCTCGAAAAGAAAAGAAACTATA